ACCGCCCCTCGGGGTTGCCGCGCTCGCTGCGCGTGCGGTAGGCGATCAGCTTCTCGGTCGGGATCTGCACCAGGTTGTATTTTGGAGCCGGCCGCTGCTCGATGCCCGTCACCGTGCCCGCTTCGTCGATCAGCCAGCGTTCCACCGTATCCTGCCCGCGCGGGGCCAGCTTGCGCCAGATGATGTGGTTCTCGTAACGCTGGTAGACGAGCTCGAACAGGGCGTAGCCGAACGGCAGCATGGTCAGCGCTTCGATGATGTGATCCGCGAAGCTGCCTTCCATCTTCTCCCGCGATTCCTGGAGGATGGCCAGGCGCTCGTCTTCGGGGCCCTGCTCGCTTGTAAAACTCCATTCCACACCGCGGATAGAATGTTCGATGGCCAGCATCAGCGCGCCGACCACAGGGCTGTTCTTGCGCATCTCGTCGTAGCGCTTGTAGCCCTGTCGTCCGCGCAGCTCACTCAAGAAATCTTCCTGGATGATGCCGCTGTATTCGTTGAGCCCCGTGGCTCCTAACTCTTTGAACGTGTCTGCCATCAATACCTCTTCCAGCGCTTCCCGTCTGTCTGGCTGTCCAGCCGGCTGTCCAGCCACTTCGATTCCTGCTCCGCCTGCTCTTTAGGCAGCGGGATGGCTGCGTGGAGCGCCAAGTGGTTGAATGCTCCACTGGATCCGTCTACCTGGTCCTTGTACGTTCCATTCGGGAACGCCGTGATCTCCTCCAGGTAGTCCCAGTTCCAGGTCCCGCGCAACAGTTTCACATTCCGCACTTCTGCCTGCGCCGCCAGGGGCTCGGCCCGGGTTTCCTTGTCCCCGGTCACGGTCTCGGCGTGCACGTTGTAGCCCGCCAGGGTGATGACCGTGTTCTGCGCCGATTCCTTCCCGCCGGAGCCTGGCTCCTGCTCGACCCAGATGCCCACGTTCCCAAAGCGCTGCCTGTCCAGATCCGCGATCTGCTTAATGACCGCCTCGCGTTTGCCTGCGCTCCACTGGCCGCGCACCACGTCCACCGTGATGTACTGCCGCTCCGGGGTCCGGGCCATCAGGACGCCCGCTGTGTAGGCCCCGCCGCTCTCCGTCCCGGCCTTGTCCCAGTAGCGCACGAACGTGCACTTGGCCGGCAGCGCGTCCACGATCTCGAACCACTCCCTTTTGAAGCGGTTGCCCTCGCTCGGCCGCGGCACGCCCTGGTACTCAGCGCTCCAGCCCATCGAGCCCACGTCGTGCTGCAGGCTCAGCAGAGCGTTTCTGCTGAAACGCTGTGGGGCGAGCGCTTCCCCGGGCTGTCTGCTCAGCGGGTCGGCCGCTCCGGTGGGCAGGCCCAGGCGGCGGTTGTTCTCGTCCCGCTCCTCCTGGGTCTCGGCCAGCGCCGGCAGCCGCAGCACCGTCCACTGTCCGGGCTGGTCTTTCAGCAGCCGCCCAGCCAGGTCGTCTTCATGCCAGCGCGTCATCACCAGGATGATCACGCCGCCCTCCCAGATGCGCGTGCGGAAGGTGGTGCGGTACCACTCCCACACCCGGTTGCGGTAGGTCGGGCTCTGCGCCTGCTCCCAGTTCTCGAACGGGTCGTCGATGATGCCCAGCAGCGCCCCGTGCCCGGTGATGGGTCCGCCCACGCCGACCGCCAGCAGCCCGCCGCGGTGCCCGGCCAGGTTCCACTCGTTCACCGCCCGGCTGTCGCGCCGGGTGGTGGTCCCCGGGCACAGCACCTGGAAATCGTCACTCTCGACGATCTCGCGAGCCTGCCGGCTCTTGCTCTCCGCCAGGCTGGCTGCGTAGCTCGAGATGATCACCGGGTCGTCCGGCCGCCGTCCTAGCCAAAAGGCCGGGAAGCGCACGCTCACCAGCTCGGATTTACCGTGCTGCGGTGGGGCGAAGATCATCAGGCGCTGGATCTGCCCTTCGAGGACCTGGTCCAGCGTGCCGGCCATCAGCTCGTGCACTGCGCCGGCTTGATAGCGCGGAAATGTGTAGTTGGTAAAGTTCAGCAGGCGGAGACGTGCATGCCGCCTATTCAGCAGCTCCGCCGCCGCTTCCTGCGGCGATAGCTGCGAGTTCTTCATCGCTCAAGCTCCTTGCGGCCAGCGGTTTGCCTCCGCTGGTCACATCCATCTGTTCGCGGAACAGGCCCTGGTTCTGGCCCACCAGTTTGATTGCCTGGATCCGGTCCTGCAGTTCCAGGGAAGGGTTCCCGTTGCGGTCCCAGCCCAGCTTCTTGATCAAATGCCCGTACTCGCGCACCGTATCCCAGTTGAAGTCGTAAACTTCGACCTCGTACGGGTTGCCCAGCTCGTCGTGCTTCGTGACCGTCTTCTTCTCGAAGAACGGGTAGGGGTTGGCCCGTCCCATCTCGCTCAGCCGGCCAATCGCCTCGATGGCGCCCATATGCTGGGCCAGCCACTTGGCGTCCATCTCGGCGGCCATATGCAGGTCCCAGGCCTCGGCGCGTTCGATCCAGTGCCACGCTTTTGCAGCGTTCTTCCACGCACCTGGTACGGTTTTTAAGGGCTTAATTGGGCTTTTAAGGGCTTTTTCTGCCTTTACGAGTTCAAGCAGGCTTCGCCCGGGGCCTTCCAGACGGAACAACGTGAATCGCTGATACCAGCGATGCGATTCGCCAGGCTGCCGGTCCCAGGGGAAACTGCCGTTCTCGTCCATCATTCGCCCGTGACCTCGATGTACGCGCTGAGCACGTTCCCGCCGATCGTGGCCTTTATCACCAGGCGGTACTGGTGCCCGACGGCCAGGCTTTTCACCACGGGCGTGGTCACCGTGGCTCCAATGATGCTCGGGCTGCCCACCAGTTTGGTAGACGACTGGTCGCTGTTGTCAACCAGGTCGATCAGTGTCACAGCCGGGCTGGTGGGCGTGCCCCACGCTGTGAAATTGATCGCGTACGCGATCTGCTCGTCGCTGCCCTGTGTCACGCTGCCCAGTTTCCTCATACATCCTCCACTGCAAAGACCAGCGATCGCGCCCGGCGCGCGGAAAGGGTCAACGGCCGCTCGTCACAGGCCCGGGTGAACGAGCGCGTTTCTACAGAAACGCTCCCGCGCTCGCTCTCGACGGCGAAGCTCAGTGCCCGGGAACGCGTGGCCACCAGGATCACCGCCACCGCCGGCACATAGTCGGACACGGATCCGGTTCCGGAGGCAATCATCGCCTCCAGGGTTTTGGCCAGGCTGCAGACCACGTCCACGCTGCCGGCGCCGGAAGCCGTCATGGCGTCCAGACTCTTGCCCAGGCTGCCCTTCACGTCCACGGTCCCGGTCAGGCTCTGCGTCATGTCGCCCATCGTCTGGACCGTCGAGCCCTGGATCGCCACCGTCCCGGTCAGGGTCTTCGTCATATCGGCCAGCGTCGCGCCGCTCGAGCCCTTGACCTCTACCGTGCCCGTGCTGCTGAGCGTGGAATCGGCCAGGACCTGGCTCAGGCTGCCGGCCGTGACCACGTCCCCCACTGAACCGGAGCTGCTCAGCGTGGCGTCGCTCAGGGTTTGGACCAGGCTGCCCTGGACTTCCACGGTCCCGGTCAGGGTCTTTGTCATGTCGGCCAGCGTTGCGCTGGTGGAGCCCTGGACCTCTACCGTTCCGGAGCTGCTGAGCGTGGCATCCGCCAGCGTTCCGGAAGTCGATCCCTTGACCTCCACCGTGCCTGCGCTGCCCAGGGTGGCATCGTCCAGGGTGGCTGCCAGGCTGCCGGCACTGGTGACGTCGCCGACCGTTCCGGTGCCCACGGAGGTCATGTCTGCCAGCGTTGCAGCCGCGGATCCCTTGACCTCGACCGTGCCCGTGCTGCCCAGGGTAGCATCGCCCAGGGTTTTGACCAGGCTGCCGTTGGAAACGACCAGCGGCGCGGTTCCGGCGCTGGAAAGCGTCATCTCCGCCAGCGTCTGGATCAGGCTGCCGTTGGAGATCACCAGCGGGGCGCTGCCGGTGCTGGAGAGCGTGCTGTCGGCCAGGGTTTTGGAGAGCGACCCCTTGACCTCCACCGTACCCGTGCTGCCGGCAGTCATGTCGCCCAGCGTTTGACCCAGGCTGCCATTCACTCCCGGGTCTGCTACCGTTCCGGCTGCCGAGCAGCCCATATCTCCCAGCGTGCCCGTCAGGGTCCCGATCGCCTGCGCGATCGTGCGCAGCCGCAGAAAGACGGATGCGCCGGCGGGGGCGTTGGTGGCGCTGCTGTTGGCCGTCATCGTGTAAACCGGCGCTGCAGAGCTGGTCCCGGCCAGTGCGTGGTGCTCGCTCACCACCAGGCCGCAGTCCTGGCCGCTGTTGGTGCCCGAGTCCTGGCGCTCGACCATCGTGTCCCAGCTGCTGATGCCGGTCTGGGTGATGGCTTCGCTCGCATAGGTGTACGCGTCGGTGTTGATGCCCGACCCGACGATCACCCAGTCGCCGGCGGTCACGCCTGGATCCGCCGCCGCTGTGACGCTCCAGGTGGTCCCAGCCGTGTTGTCGCTACCGCCGTTGGCTGCCTGGGCATCCCAGATGTCCGTCGCGGCTTTTTTGTAGCAGAACATGCGCCCGAGTGCGCTGTTGCCCGAACTGATCGACACGGTCAGGTTGCCGGTCTCGGTCCCGTCCGCGATTTTAGTAAAGACCGAAATATACGCCGCACCGGTGTCGATACCGTTGGTGCCCGAGGACCCCGAGAAACGCCCGTTCGTCACCGTCACCCAGGTTCCCCCCGGGTTGGTGGGGGCATTGGTCGGGTACTTGTTGGCGATCATCAACACGAGCGTGTCCCCGGCCGAGATCCCGGTCGGGTGCGGCACGGCCACGCTGGTGGTCCCGTTCGCCGCAGCTCCCGATGTACCGAAGTAGGCGCCGGTGACCTTGCCTGTGCCGGCGGCTGTCATGTCGTCCAGGGTTGACCCGAGCGACCCGCTAATTCCAGATGCGGCGGCCGCGACATACGGGGTCGCCAGCACCCGCGCGCCCCAGCCTACCGGCGGCGGGTCTTCATCGGTTGGCGTCCCACCTTCGGTCAGGGTGTACCCGTTGCCGCTGTAGTCCTTCGTGCGCTCGCCCGGGAAGACCGGACAGAACAGGTTCAGGTTGGCGAAGCGCTGCGGCCGCAGGGTTTCGGCTTCCTGGTAGATCTCGGCCGCTGTCAGGGCTGCATTCCAGACCTTGATCCCCGCCAGGCGGCCGTTGATGTACTCGTCGCCCAGGTCGGCCCCGAACGTCAATGTGGTGGGCGTAAAACTGGAACCGGCCGATATGGACTGGCTGTCCCACACCCCGGCCAGGGTGCGCTTATAGGCTACGAGATTGGTACCGTTGCTCACCAACGCCACGAAGTACCAGGCTCCGGTGGTGGGCGCGGTCAAATTCGCCACGTTGGACCCGGTGGATTGGACCGTGAAGTTCGCTCCATCCCACTGGATTAGTTGATAGTTCCCTGTGGATCCCTCCAGCGCGATGACGGAAGCCCAGTAGTACCCGTCTCCCGTGTAGTAATACCAGCAGCAGGCCGTCCACGCTCCCGTTGTGGGCAGGTTGGCCGTCCGCCGCAGGTACTCGCCGCTGGCATCGATCCGGATCGCCATTTATGCCGCGTCCTGAAGTTCTACGGCCAGCACATAGGCGTCGCCCGTGGCGGTGTCCGATGCGTTGTCCGCGTCGCGGTTGATCGCCAGCCGGAACAGATCCCCGGCCGCGATGCTGTCCGCGTTGGTCATGGTGATGGAGATCGACTGCTCGTACCCGGCCGTCCCGGGCACCGTCCCGTTTCCGCTGTTGGCGGTGTCGAAGGATGTGCCCGCGTCCAGGTCCACCGCGTCCCCGGGGGTTACGGCCTCCAGGGCTCCCTGGAAGTACACCGCTCCCGTGATAGCCGATGCCATGATATAGTGCACCACCACCGTCACGGCGCCCGTGAACCCCACCGGGGCGATCCCGGTCCAGTACGCGGTCTCGTCCGTGGATGGGTCGAAGGCCAGGCACGGCCGGCGGTTGATCAGCATCAGCTGCGGGAAGTTTGCCGCCGGGAAGTGCGCGCTCTCAGGCGTGAACGTGAAACGAGTCGCCATCAGTCCACCTCCCCGAATACCCGTTTCAGCAGCTCCAGGTTAAAGCGCAGCAGCACCACAGCGCACAGCAGCAGGCTTTTCTGCGCCGCGGTCAGGTTCGTCCGGGCCGCTGCCGGCAGCGCACTGTTGAAGCTGGCTGCGTTGGCGTCCACCCAGTCGTCCGCGGCATTCACCGCCGCCAGCAGGTCGGCCTTCATCACGCCCACCGTTTCCTGCTGCGCACTCCACTGCCGCTGCAGGCCGCGCCAGATGCGCGCCCGGTCGGCCGTAGGCAGGGCCGCCATTATGCGTTCCCTTCCGTCAGGGTAAATGCGGTGATCGTCACGGTCTGCCCGGCTGCGATCGAGGTGTTATCCAGTTCCATGTCGCCGCCGCCCGATGTCGCTGTTACGGTGCCCTGCATGTGCTGGGTCGTGCCGTCGCTGGCGTACAGGCGGAAGTGGGCGGCCGTGCCGGGATTGTCCGCGGAGGTGTCGTTCCAGGTCCCGGTCTTGGCCTTCTGCCCCGATCCGGCCGCCGCCATCCAGTCCGATGGCAGGGTCAGCGTGGCCAGGACCGTACCAGAATCGGCGTCCGCGATGTTGGTCGGGGGCGCTCCGGTGCGAATTTTCAGAACGGCGCCGGTGCCGATCGCGGTCTCGATCGCGTCGAGCTTGGCGTTGCGTACGGTCACACTCATCTTGATGGCCATATCGGTTCTCCTCTATTTCACGATCGTCACGGCGTGCGTGATGACCGACCAGATGAACGCGATCACCGAGGCGCCCAGGGCTGCCCCGATGAACGTGAGAATCCCATTGAAAACCTGCTGTTTGGCCTGTGAGATCAGGATCGCATCCATGATCTTGGTCATGTCCTCGACCGTCTTCACCAGGCCCAGCCCGTTGTCCATCCCGTACAGCGTGATCTCGTGCCGGTCGATGGTTTTGGCGTGCTGGTCCAGGACCTTGTCCTGGCAGTCCAGCCGCCCGTTCTGCTCGACGGTCACCCGTTCGAGCTGCTCCACGCGTGGGGTGAGGGTGGACACACCCATCACGACCGCCACTCGTAATCTGTGCCGAGCTGCTGGGCCGCCCTGCCGGATCCGGCCGGTTGGGGACTGATCAGGAAGGTTGCCTGGTTAGAAATCAGCGCGGCGACGAAGTTCGTGACCAGCTGGATCGCGCCGGCCTGGTCGCAGCTCACCACGATCCAGAGCCGCGCGCAGCTGAGCCCGAAGACCGCCAGCGCACTGATGAGCAGGACTCCCAGCATCACCAGGCGCTTCCGGGTTCCCTCCAGGCTGGCGTACCAGTCCTTCAGGCCGGGTATGTACGAAAAAGCCAGGCTCAAAACGACGCCGGCAATCATGGAAAGTTGTTCAGCCGTCATATTCTTCCCTCCAGGTGAATGAAAACAGGGCCCGATCAGGCCCACTGCATCTGCATAGAGGATACGGGCTCATCCGGTGGCGCGCTACTGCCCATAAGGGAGGGGGGTCCACCTTCGGTGCAGGTAAATAGAAACAGCCCGCAGGGTGTGCGGGCTGTTTCAGGCGGGCTGGCCAGGATCGATTATCGTTTCGGCGGGTATTTCGTGCGCCAGGTGCTCCAGTCCCAGGAGTGCAGCGCTGTGCGCAGTTCGCTGCGCCGGTGCAGGCCGAACTTTGCCAGCATGTTCCTGGCGTGCACCTTGATCGTGTCGCGCGTGATGCCCAGCGCCAGGGTAATCTCGGCATCCGTCCTTCCCAGGCAGATCAGCGCCGCCACCTCGCGCTCGCGGTCTGACAGCCGGTAGGTCCAGATGGCCTGGTAGGGCTCCATCGACAGCATGTTGCCGGCCCCGATGCTCAGCAGCTCCGAGAGCACCTGCTCCTCGGATCCGCCGCTGTCCACGGCCATCTGCGCCACCTGCTGCGCCACCTTCGGGTCGAGCCGGATGGTTCCATTTCCGGGCTTGTGCATGATGCGCCGGATCCAGCGGGCAAATATATTCATAGTCCCCCCTTATTCACGTGGATATTGCTTTTCCCATTCGCCCCAGTCCCAGCCGGCCAGCAGCTCGCGCAGGGCCGTACGGTCCTGGACTTGAAACTTCTTGAGGACCTGG